TGATACGATGCCAAACCCAAGGACCATTCGATTTGAGCCGATAGACGGGTTAGGTCGCACGTTCAGGTATAGGAATCCGGGAAAACGTAGGAGCAAAGACGATGATTTCGGAATTCAAATCAGTAGAAAGTTGAGGTATTCACGACGTTTGTGGCTAGGGACGCTGGTTCACGAAATGGTTCATCTGGAACAGCGAAACAAGTATAGTTGCGGAATCAGGGGCAAGCGGTTTAACGGAAGGATGCGCCAGTTGGCACTGACAGGATGTTTTGATGGCATCTGGTAAATTGGAGGATTGAGATGAACGCGAAAGAACTAGCAGAGAATCTGACAGGAATAGAGTATCCATGCGATATTCCTACCGAGTTGACGAAGGAGGCAAAGGCGTCAGGACTGGTAATCGTATACGGTGGTTCTGACGATTTGATGGAGTTTGAGGGAGCAATTCACGATGAGGTAGGTGCGTATGGTGGAACCACGGTAAAGGTGTACTCTAGTGGTCTGTTGCCTGATTTTGAACAAATCTCGGATGACAAGGACAAAGACCTGCTTCGAGAGTATTTTCTGCACGAAAACGACGCTAAAGAGATTGAAGCGTTGTGGTGCAATGAAGGCGATTATTCGTGGACATATAAGACGGATATTCCTCACAGCACGTTTGAAATTGTTGAGGATGGGGAGCCTTACTGCCGGGGAATTGTGTTTGCATTGAAAGATTGCGCATAAAAATAGCGCAGAAAACACTTGACACGGCGCAGGAAAAGTTTATTATGGAGGATAAATGAGTACCCCACTAATGCGAAGCATCGAATCCGAGGACAGATTTAGAGAAAAAGCGGCTTCCCACGTTCCTCCAATTCCTATGGGGGCGATAGACATGTACATACAGTTGTTGGAATCGGAGCGGCGCAAGACCTTTGCGGCGGCGGTGTCTATCTACGCAGGAGTGATGCTGCAAACTATGGACAGGAAAGAGGATATTGAAAATGACAAAAAGTAAACCTACGGAAGATGAACTAGAGGAACGAATTGCACGCGCACAGGAGTGGGGGCAATTTCGCCAAGAATTTGGGTTTACGCAGAAATCGCTAGCTGATACACTCAAAAGTATCGATACGGACAAGACGGGAAAGCTGCCAGGAGTGAGCCGCCGAACAATCCAAATGATCGAGGCTGGTCTTATCAAGCCCCACGCGCACACTTTGGCGTTGTTTGAAGAGTTGAAACGTAGGCATGAGAGAAATAAGGATCGGTAGAGGAAGGTAATAATTGGGGGGGGCTATGAGTGATAATAAATACGTAGTACCGGAAGGGATGTTGAAGGCTACTTTGGGGCCACTTGCTGATTTGCAGATGGGATCAGTCCTACAAAAGAATCTTGAAGTTTATCTCCAACGTGCTATCTGCTGGCAGGATGGAGAACTGGCAAAGATGCAGGCGGCGGTCACGCTTGGTTACAAAGGGGCAGTAATATTTTCGGCTATTGAGGACGTTCGCTGCATGTACCTTGCTCCTGAACCGGAAGTTCCAGAGGAGATAAGGAGTCTTCAACGTATCCGTCTTGACTGGGTTAAAGACCAAGACGATCTTAATCGATTGGTAACTGAATTAAATGTTGAATCTTTCCGGCGTGGACAGAAATCAACCAAGTAACTAACAAAATAAAAGGAGATGTAAATGTCTGGAAATACAGTGGTTACAGGTTTGAGTGGGACGGAAGTTATCGAAGACTTTCTGAATCACTTGCGCACTCAACTTAGGCGTGATTGCAATTTGCGCGATTCGGACTCGTATACACGAGGATACAGCGCTACTGCAAGCTACAAACTGAAGCTGTACGGAGTTGATGTGACTGAAGTTGAATCCGAAGTCGCGGTAGGACTCGATAACCCTGCTGAGACGGAAAAGGTTGAGGTTGAGGATGTAGTCGAAATTCCTCAAGAGTTGGAACTGAACGCGGTTCGTGAGCGGTCAGGACAAGAAGAGCCGGTCATGACGATTGACACGGAAGGTCGTCCATCGATCAAGAAAAGAAAGTATCAGCGTCGGATCGTTGCAGAGGCTCCTCCAGAGGGGTTGAGCGGCGGTGCTGTGGAAATAGACGAGTAAGATTGTTCTCCGGGGAGAACATCAACTTCCTGCCGCTCCTAAGTAAAGGTGGACGCCAAACTCAGGGCAACGCCAATGAGTCCGATGTGACACTTGGCAAGCGGCAGAACATAACAATTGAGGGGAGAAGAAAATGCCGAAGTATGAAGTGAAGTTTGAAGATGCAACAGTGGAAACGGTTGAGGCTGAGACGATTGGTCAGTTTGGAAACTTTGTTGCCTTTTCTAATGGGAAAGACGCAGATACTCAAGTGCTTGCGTTGTATCCTATTTCGGATGTAAAATCCGTCAAGAAGGTAGTTGAAGCTCCGGTTGAGGTGTCTACCAAGAAGCCTCGCAAGAAGCGTAATCTGACAGACGAGGCTCGTAAGGCTATTTCGGACGCTCAGAAGGCGCGTTGGGCGGCAAAGAAGGCCGTAGCAGAAGCACAAACGGTTTAGGTTCTCCCACAAGGAGAAGGCGCGGTGTCGGCCTAGCACGCTGCAATGTTCCTAGTGAACGCACCTGCAAATAGACAACAGACTACATTGGCGATAGTCTGCCGCGCCTTAAAGATTGGAGAAGAGATGAAAAACGAATTAACAGATGAAGAGAAAAAGAAGGAATGCGAACGCATCTGCGGTGATTCGGGTAAGCGTGGCATTCATCGTACCGCTCCCGTTCTATGCCCAGTTCAGGAGGCGTTGTGGAAGAATCCGAAAAAACCACCAATGTATTAGACGAACCTCTTGATCGCAAGGACGCGATTTTACGTTTGGCAGAGGCGTTTGAACGTATCGCTGTGGCATTGGAAGGCTTAGATGGAGCAGGAAGAACAGCAGTCACTAAACTCTGGCCAGAACCAGCAGGACAAAGGGAAGTCATCGTCTCCAAGGTCGAAACGGAAGAAGAGCGTGTCTCAAGAGAGCAAGGTAAAGCAATTCCCAAATCAGGACTCAGTGACTGGCTTGCCGAAGATTTTGGGGGAGAGTCAGAACTCGTTGGAGAACGAGAAAGAGAATTCCTCAAGCGTCAAAGAGAAGGACTTGACGCAAAGCGCTCTACCAGTTCCCAAGGCGCTAAAGGCAGTGGACCGGCAGAGGGAAGCTCTGAAGAGACTTCAGGTGAAGGCGGAGGACTTGGAGAAGGCTCCCAAGATAACCAACCTACTAAAGAAGGCTAAAGGCGGATTAAAGGCAACACTAGCTGCTATGCGCTTCGTTCAAGGAGACGAGGTGGTAGCAGCTTTTTTGTCTAAATACGACTCAATTCCTAAAGGTGACAGGGATCACTTGCCTTGGGAGGCGATAGGATTATCGGCGGAATTGGATTTGAGAGCGTTGTTAGGCTCTGCTGCACTTGCGATTACAAACTATTGTGGAAACGAGTCTAGGATTATAGCAGTAACCAACCATCCTTCAATCACAAGAGCTAGAGTAAGGTTTGGAAAGACGCTGGTGGGGGCAGAGAAGGACAGGACGGCACTGGACATGATGGTAGGTGCGTTACCGTCACCGAAGGGTCCGACGTTCATTGGCAAGGCTATATTCGGATCAGGAAGCGCACAGAGTACGCCTAGTACGAGCAGCGATTCAGACGATGGAGAGCCAACAGAGATGTTTGGCGCAGAGGATGATTTGGATAGGCTGTTTCCTCCTGCAAACGCAATGCAAGAAAAACTGATTGGAATTAGGCAGAAACTGCTAACGGCAGATAATGGCGAATAATATACGAAACATGTGCTATACTAGGGCTGTCGAGTGTAGAAGCACCCGGCTCACGCCTAATCGTCAAGGAGGACGACCATGACAGCCCCTAAAGAAAGTTTAGCACCATTAACGCAGGAACAAGAAAACATATTTTGGTCGAAGGTAGACAAGAATGGACCTGTTGTTCGCGAGGGGTTGACGCCGTGCTGGGTATGGAAAGAGGGAAAAGCAAATACCGGATATGGTCAATTCACGATAAACCATGTAACGTATTTGGCGCATAGAATGGCTGTTTTTATTGCAAGAGGAACAGATGTGCATGATGGAGAGGCGTGTCATGCTTGCGACAATCGACCGTGTGTGAATCCTGACCATATAGTAATTGCAGATCGAACGTACAATATGAGAGATGCGCTCAGTAGAGGTAGAGCTAGGCATATGGTTATGCGAGGAGTGGAACACCCTAGAGCTAGATTGACAGACGAAATTGTAGCGTCGATTCGAGAAGACGTTAAAAACGGAATCAAAATGAGATTATTGGCTGAAAAATGGAAGGTTTCTAAATGCACAATTAAGGACATAGTGCATTATCGAACTTGGAAAAATCCCTCATCTGTGAGTGTGGAAGTATGTATTCCCAAAAAATAATAAATGCTCGATGTGACGAATTTACCAGACAAAATGGGTGGGAGCCTATTAGGCACTCGTATGAGCAGGTGAAAGAGTTCTCAGCGTACATAGAGACATTAGTAAAAAAAGAGAGCAATTCAAAAAACACATATCTTACTATTTCCAAGCCTATAACAGCAAGGAGGGGAAATGAAATTAAGCATTGGATTGAAAATGAGCAGGTATTGTGTGCATTAGACAGCAGTTACTGGGAACAGAATTATGCTTTTGTATGTGACGAGAAAGGACAAATTTATAAGTTTAGTCCAAGATTGTCACAGAGGATTTATGATTCCGTTATTTCAGACTTCGACGAAAAGCAAGTATCTATAGAGTTGCTAATTTTGAAAGGAAGACAATTAGGAATAACTACTCAAACAGCATTAAAGTTCATCCATCGTATCATGTTTGTACCCCACACTCAGGCGATTATGGCATCCGTCAAGGCAAGCGCATCGGAACTGATTGAACGCATCCTTGACACAGCGTACAACCGCTGCCCGTGGTGGCTAGTTCCTAGAAAACTTCCTAAGAGAGCGTTTGATAACGGATCAATCCTTTCTATTCAGTCTGGTATGCAGGCTACAGGTCTAGCGCAAGGTTGGACCCCGACAAGCGTGCATCTGTCTGAACTTGCAGATGTTCCAGACCCTAAGAGGACTATCGAAGAGGGCCTATTTAGAGCTACACACTCATCAAAAAATCTGTTCATGGTTTTGGAAGGAACTGGCGGCGGAAATACCGGCTGGCTTGCCGAGACGTGGCGTGCGTCAAAGGCTGATTGGCCGAGAGGGCGATCTAGGCTCTGCCCTGTGTTTATTCCGTGGCCAATGTGCCCAGAGATTTATCCAGAGACGGATTGGATTCGTAAATTCCCCGTAGAGGGGGGTTGGAAGCCTGCTGAAATGACGCGGAAGCACATTATGCGTTGTGAATCATATATTCGCAATACACCATACCTTGCTAAAGTTGCTGGAAAAGATTGGAGTATGCCAATCGAACAACAGTGGTTTTGGGAATTCAATTATCAATCCGCTTGCAAAAACCATACACAGAAGACGTGGGCTGCTCAAATGCCCGCCGATGACTTTGAGAGTTTGACGGGACTAAATGATGCGGTATTTGGTATAGAAACTACAAATATGATCGACAATGACATATACACAGTCATTGGGTCAAACGATATAGGAGAGGATACAAAAGTACGCAAAGCTCCACTTCTAGCCTACGGAATCACAGGTCATTCGATACAAGAGAAGTTTAATCCTGACCCGTCTACAATTGATTGGGATAGGGAAGCGATACGAATTACGTGGGTATCGAATAGAGATGAGCGGTACGACTGGGAAATGATTCCTCTCCTACCCGTCAATGAGGATGTAGAAGCGGAGACGATGGATAAGCTCCTAGTGTATGAGGAGCCTAAGGAGGGGGAAGAATACTCGTGCGGAATCGATACAGCGCACGGTCTAGGAAAAGAAGACGAAGATAGGACTTGCATATCATTAACCAAGAAAGGAATAAATGCTGGTTACGACGAGCAGGTAGCAGAGTATACCAGTAATAAGTTAAGCCCCGCACAGACGGTTCCTTTTGCTGCATGTATAGCAGCATGGTACGGAAAGAAGAATAAAGACCCTAGAGGGGTCAAGTTTGCGATTGAGCAGACAATGGGACCGGGAGATATTTGCCAGAACCAGTTGAAGATTATGGGATTCAACCACCATATAAAGAGTTTCCGTCTGTATGCAAAGAAGATTAAGGATGAGCAAAAGAATAGAGAGGGTTTCTACTCAAACAGCGTAACGGTTCCTATTCTGATGGACTTTTACACGGAAGCGGTTGACGGAGGATGGTACAAGCCAAAATCCAAGTGGCACATTGAAGAACTAAAGACTCTTGAGCGTCATGTCAAAGATGGTGGTAAGGACCGAATGGAACACCGTCAAGGGCAGCATGATGATAGGGTAAGGGCTGCTGCAATGAGTTATGTTGCGTTCCATACATATGATGATCTTGCGGCACGGTCACAAAGGAGATACGATGCCCCGCAAGGAAAAAAATCATTGACAAAGGGTATTTGCACGGCAAATTCTGTTACAATTGGCGAAGGTTGGGATGAATGAGGGGAGAAGATATGAGCGAGAAGAAGGTTACAGTACCGGATGGGATGCTGAAGGCTGCATTAGCTCACATGATTGGCTTGGGGTTCAATCCAGCCAAGGAATCGACGCGAGAACTTCTCGAAGCGGCTCTTCGCTGGCAAAGTGAGAATCCGATTGTTCCAACCTGGAGCGATATGGATCATATGCTCGACGCGTATTCTCCAGACGACGTTCCAAGCGTGAGCGATTGCCAATTCGTCGCCGTTGAGTGGCAGCGCCGCTGTTTCTTGGCTACCGACGAGCCTCAATACCGCGAGATTCAACTTACATGAAGTTCAGAAAATTAGGCACTATCGCGGAACTGGGGTAGCTATTTTTGATACACTGGAGAATTTGATATGAAAAATCTAGCAGAAGAACGTATCGCTATATTGAAGTCAGAACTAGACGCGCTCAAGCAGCAGCGCAAGGCAGACGCTCTAGCGATCAAGAAGTCGAAGCAGTGGGTAAAAGTAAAGAACACTCTTCCTGACGCGAACACAAAACGCGCAATTGTGTGGTCGAATAGGAAGATGTATCCATGTTGGTTCTCAGATGGCAAGTGGTACGCCTTCAATGGAACGTGGATGCTGACTAAGGATGACGTTATGGATGTTGTCAGCCATTGGATGCCTACCGACTGGATGAACGCTCTTTATTGGCCTCAGTGCGGACCAGGAATCGTTAACCGTTTGCGTTATCTGTGGCAGAGGGTGACGGATAAGGCGTCGGACATGACGGTTGACCTACGACCGAAGAGACGGGGAAATGCTCAACTGGGTAGGAAACCAGTGTTTTACACTAACAGTTTAGGTGAAATCACGTCTGGAATGCCAGAGAATGTCCCTGTTCCGCGAGGATATGAGAAGGTGGTTTGCAATAGTGTCCAAGAGGCAGAGCATTGGAGTGAGCGTCAGAGGCAGTGGGAGAGGGTGAAGCACGGTAAGATTCAAGAAGACAGGCAGAGGATTGAAGAGCCAATTCATCAAGAAATTAGAAGTGAAATGCACAATAGGATGAGTAATGCTAGGAATAGCGTAAATAGGGAATTCATGCGACGGGCGATTGAAACTAGCGATGCAAAGCATAGTCCGTGGAAGTACGATAGGGAATCGTATCTACATAGTGAGGCGTTTGAAGATAAGCGTTAAGGAGGAAAGCGATGAGCGACAAGAAGTACGTAGTACCAGATGGGATGTTTAAGTCGGCAACGGATTCATGGGGTTTGGAATCTGATGCTATGCGGAAATGTACGAAGATAATCCTCGAAGCGGCTCTTCGCTGGCAGTCAGAGAACCCGATTGTGCCGACAGATCGACAATGGTATGAATGCGTCAATGAATCTCAAAAATTAGGGTATCCATCCAATGAACTGTATGCTCATGCGGCAGCAGAGTGGCAGCGCCGGATGTATCTTGCTCCTGAACCGGAAGTACCAACCTACGAGGAACTTATTTCCAAGTGGGAGGAGGAAAATAGAAGTGGCGTACCTAATCGCGTGGTGATGAAAGAATCGCAGGAGGCATCGTTTGATCCTCCATTGGAGAGAGCGAAGAAGACAGAAGCAAATCGTTCGTGTTCAGCTTGCGAACAAGGACAAAGTTCCGAACGGGGAGAAGGGACGCATCTAGAGGGAACGGTTCAGCATCCGGTTGATCCTAAAGTACCAGAGAAAATCAAGGACTTGCTCTCAAAGTTTGATGCTGGCGGAAAATATGACCGGCGTGGAATTGTTACAGAGCTTGAGGAAATCAGAGACGAACACAATGCTGATATTCTCGAAGCCTACCGGCGCGGCAAGAAGGATGGGAAAAAATGACAAACTTTAAGGTGAATTTAGCGACTCCAGAGCAGCGTGAAGCAATTAAACGCATGGAAGACAATATGCCTCCAAAGTGGATATTCGAAAAAGTAGCAAAGGAAATACCTCAACAGGTTCCTGATGGAACGGACAAAACCGGATGGAAGTTTGGATCGGCAAGGGTAATTGGTAGAATAGGTGGATTTTCTCCAGATGAGTTTGAGCAAGGTCATAATTTCGATTATGTAAACGATAAACGTCCATCTCTATCGGATGCTGATTTGTCCGATATTAAATACTGTGCGTTCTGGAGGCAATCTGCGCATACTAAAAGATATGATGAATACAAGAAGGATTGTGATCGTAATATAGAACAGGTAGAATTATCACAACCTTCTGAATGGACGGAATATCCTGTAGCGTTCGCTGCTACTATTCCGCTAGGATTCTGTGGAAAAGTAACTCCCGGTCAGGACGTAAATATAGAAAGATGGATACCCATTGGGACTAGCAATGAAGAGATTGAACGAATGGCAAGAGAATCAATTGTTCGTTTGCAGGAAGTAGTTAAGGAATACTGGGAGTCGAAATGAGAACAAAATTCAGATTTAAGGTAGGCGATAAGGTATGGGTGAGGGACCACGTACATCCATCAAAGAATAAAGGGTTGGCAAGGAGTATGGGTGGATTCTCTATCGTACAGGCTACGGTCCGTGAACGTCACCAGCATATTGATAGACACCCATTCTATCCCAATGGAGAAGGGTACGCTCTAGATGGTGAATTGTGGTGGGACTGCTATCCCGGATGCCGAGTGTTCGCAACGAGGGAAGATGCTGTAGCGGCGAGAATGGGTGCCATTCGATGAGCAATGCTATTCCACCTCGTCTTTGTGAGCGCGTTTGCGATGCGGGCAGGACGGAAATGGAAGCAGAGGATATTCTTAACGAAAAAGCTCCGTAAATCCCCTATCTTTAGATATGGGGATATAAGGCGTTCCTTTGCGCTTGACTTTTACACTGTGTGGTGTTAAGATTAAACCATGTTGAATGCGACCAAAGTCCGTCTCTATCCTACGCCTGAGCAAGAACACTTTCTTGCATGTCAGTTTGGATGTGCGCGGTGGGCGTGGAATTGGGCTTTGGAAAACACACAAAATACGTACAGGGAAACCGGAAAAGGTCTGACATTTTTTCAAATGATTCCTCTTTTGCCACCGCTAAAAAAAGAACACGAATGGCTTCATGACGCTTATTCTCAAGTTCTCCAAGCATCATTACGCAATCTTGCGGCATCGTTTCAAAACTTCTTTGAGAAGCGGGCGCGGTATCCAAGGTTTAAGTCAAAGCACGGCAAGCAGTCGATTCAGTATCCGCAGAATGTGAAAATTGTAGGAAGTAAGATACATTTTCCCAAGGTAGGAGATGTTGAGGCCGTGATTCACCGTGAGATTGTTGGACAAATCAAGACGGTTACGGTGAGCAAGAACCCCTGCGGTCACTACTACGCTTCAATCCTAACTGATGACGATATTCCTATGCCTCCGATTTCAACGAATGGAAAGGCTATCGGAATTGATGTAGGGTTGACACATTTAGCCATTACTAGCGACGGATCGAAGTTTAACAATCCTCGTTTCATTGCCAAGTCAGAAAAGAATCTCAAGCGTAAACAGCAGTCTTTAAGTCGTAAGAAGAAAGGTTCCAAGTCGCGTAATAATGCACGTTTGCTAGTTGCGCGAGTCCATGAACGTATCACAAATCAGCGTCGTGATTATCTTCACAAAGTCTCTCGTAGGATCGTAGACGAGAACCAAGTCATTGTTACGGAAGACTTAAACGTGAAGGGAATGACGGCCAACCATAACTTAGCAAAAGCAGTATCAGATATAGGTTGGGGAACACTAACAGCATTTATCAAGTACAAAGCAGAGCGCGACGGAAAGGCATTCATCAAGGTAAGTCGATGGTTCCCGTCAAGCAAAGTATGTTCAGAGTGCGGCTACCAAATAGGCGAGATGCCATTGGATGTACGCTCTTGGACCTGCCCATTATGCAATACACATCATGACCGCGATATAAACGCGGCAAGGAATATCCGGGACGAAGGTCTACGGATTTTGGCGTCAGGGATTGGCGCTACTGCCGGTGGAGGCAACATAAGACGAAAGTTGGGACGCAAGTCTTCAACTAACGAAGATGCCGTTGAATCCGGAAGCCCCCGTCTTTAGACGTGGGGTAATTCACATATACGGCAGACTTGGCAAATCAGTACGGAGAATCGTTCATGCTATCTCACCCGTATACGCCTGGATGTGGAACACGTTTTCAGTGGTATTGGGGGATGAATGTTCTCTGCCCGAATTGTGGACGCTTATATGAATCTAAATTTGAATACCTAAAATCTGGAAAGTACGATCCTAAGTAAATTTTTTTGTAGACGCGCAGGAAAATATGTTGTAGGCTGTTCTGAGGGATGAATATAGAACTAAACGCCAGTTGGGAGGCTGGTGTACCGAGAAGAACGGAAGTTTCGTGGGGTATATCGACATAAGTTCAGGAAATGGAACTTCTCGCGTAGAGAGCGACACGGTACGCTGGCAGTGCCCTCCTTTTGAGAGACCTCCCTCTGAGCGCGTCGGGTGGGTTGAGGAAATGATTGCCGAGGGTGAGGGTTTTCTTTCCGCCCAAAAATGCTATCAGGAACTAGGAAAAAACCTTCGCGTCTTTGATGCGGCGTTTAGGGACAAGTCCCGTAGCTCACTGATAACGAACGAATTAAAGTACGATATACGAAAGTTTTGCGAGACCCTTTCTGAAGTAAGAGAGATTGCTGGTTACGCTTCTGATTCCCCCGCATACAAAAAAATAGCTGAGATGCTTACGAAGGTCTCAAAGTGCGTTTATTTCGAGTCTGATTTTCCTTTCCAAATCCTAAAAGTTCTGCAATACGCAGCGGTCATGGGTATCGGATACCTGTGGCCTAAAGTCAGTGCGGATGAATATGGATACGGAGAGAGGAAGATGCGCTTCGAGGCTTTGGGACTTTTGGATGTAGTACCAGTCCAGATTCCGAAGTCGAACGACGTGCAGGATGCTTATGCGGTCACGATCTACGATTATATGCCTATCGCGGAAGCGTTTGGTAGATTTCCTCTATTCCAAACCAAACTACAAACGGTAGGGCGCAGGAACTACGCAAACCAAGTTCAGGCAAGGCGTCAGGACTTTGCAGAGCATTATCGTTATGGTGACAATGGCAGGAGTTTTGGTGACCTGTATACGGAAATACGTTATACATTCATTCGAGATTTGAGGATCAATAATACAGGTTTTGAGCTTCCTATGGGGGACATAGGAACATCATGGTTTTACAAGGTTCCTACGGTAGGACAACAGATATTGGGTGGAGTAGAAAACGGTAAACCAGCAAAGCGCACAGCGATACCCGAAGATTGTAGAGTGTATCCTAACCTTCGCCTAATCATTACATCTAGCGGATTAGACGAACCGATGTATGACGGTCCTGCGTTCGATTGGGACAGCAAAATGCCAATTATTCAATATACGGTTGATGATTGGGCGTGGGAGCCGATGGGACGTTCCTTGGTAGGGGACGTGGCAACAATTGAGACCACGGTTCGTAAGCACGAAAGGAAAATGGATGCCGTCATTACCGTCAGATTGAACCCCCCTATGGGCTACAACGCCGACGAAAACGGTGGACAAAAGATTGAGCACATGGATTTGTTTGAGGAAGACGTAAGGATGGGACTGTTTGGTGGTAAGCCAAAGGAAACATTCCAATCCGTTCTTCCAGATGAGGTAAATGTAACGGAAACGAATTTCAAGTTCTTAGAATATCTCGGCAAGAAGAGAGAGAAGCAATTAGGTCTGCAAGACCTTGGCAACATGGCAAACTTGAAGTTGAATGTTGCCAGCGCAGATGCAATGGATAAAGCAATTGAGTCTATTGGTCCTATCGCCAAAGGGATCGCGGCACGAGTAGAGAAGGCCAATAAGGCAGTAGGAAATAGAGTTAAATTCCTGATTCTACAATGGTTTGACACTAACAGGATTATGTCCTACGTTGGTCCCGACAATGTTGCGCCAGAGGTATTTGACTACAATCCAAACGATCTCGTTCCTAGCCACATGCCAGATGAAATGATAAACGGGAATTTCCCTAATTCGTCATCGGTGTATGACAAGTTGACTAGGGCACGGTGGTTTGCGAAACAGATTAGGCTTCTTCCTGTGGCTGGGACGTTGCTGAAGTTGACGCAGCAAGCCGAACAATTGAAATTCTTGACGCTGAAGAGAACACCAGATTGCCCAGTAAGCTGGGGAACGGTGTTTAAGAAGTTGGACATACCCGATCCTGAAGGAGAGATGGAGAAGTATTTCAAGGAGCAAGTACAGTTGACGAAGATGAAGATTATCGCGGCAGCACTTGCGCAGGAAGAGATGAAGAAGATGGGGATGCAGCCCCCAGAAGACGGTAAGGGGCCAGGACAGAAGAGCGGAGCGCATCCTGGAGGTAGGCCGGGGGGCGAAGGAAAAAATCCAAAATCTCCACGGTTGGCACAAAAGGGTGGAGCGGGTGGAGAACCAAGGCCGGTAATCAAACAGTCGTAGGAACAAAAATAATAAACACCATAAGGAGATCGAATGGCGATCAAGATTAAGGCTCAAAGAGACTACCTTTTAACCGAACTTTCCGTTGAAGGAAGTGTTTCGGAGATAGATGATGTTCTGAAGGCAATCAAGACTAGCGGAAAAACAATTGTGTTATATAACGATGGACACATTCAAGGAATTAACGTAGAACAAAAGACAAAATTGACAGAGGGACAATCTAACAAAGTACGGGAGTTATTAAACGTAAAAGATGTGATTTTGTAGTGTACCACTGCCGTAGGCGCAGTAGTAAATTATTTTCAACTATTTTGAATATTTTGCTTGACAAGGGTCTTGATTTGTACTATCTCTTGTAAAGACGCAAAAGAATAAGCGGCGTCAAAATATAGTGCGCGGCCCCTTTGGGACAACTGGCGACTAGGCGAATTTGGCCTAGTCGCCATTTTTCGTTTACTCCAAACGAAGTCAAACCAAAGGAGAACATCATGACAAAGCGTCATTCGAAGAAGGTTGAAGCAGGTCTCGTCAAGAAGGTAGCTGCGAAGAAAGCTCGCGGCGTTAAGGGTCGCGCAAAGCGCACCGCTCACAAGCTGGCCATCAAGGGCTAATCGTTAGCTATCAACCTAAAAAGGAGAAACATCATGGCAAACAAGCGTACAAAGAAAATCAGCGCCGTTGGCGTTAAGCACCTTCGGAAGGCTTCCCGCAAGCGTAGCCGCAAGGGTGCATCCAAGAAGACCGTAGTCAAGGCGTAATTGAACCGTTTCCCCACCAGTGGCTAGACTGCCGGTGGGGAAACAAATAATGGAGACGCAATGGCTACAGCAGGTACACCAATGCCGCAAGATCAGCAGGGTCAGGGAGCGCCACCGCAGGGTGGAGCACCAGACGCCGGTTCACAGCCACCTCAACAGGGTGGACAAGATACAGCTACAGGTTTGCAACAGCTTCTGGCTAAGTGGTATCAGGCGGCTAAGCAGATGAGTCAGTCCGATCCTCGTTTGGCAGCAGGGGCAAACAAGGTAGCACAGGGATGTCAAGAAATGCAAGCTGCGCTGATTACACCTCAGCAACCAACACCTCAATCTCAACAACCGATGACATCATAACAAACTTCCGGGAGAAGATGAAACTATGCCAATCACAGCAGGACAAATCGAGCTATTGAAACAGACGGGTTTCACGCAAGAGCAGATCGACGCGCTTGATCCGCGCTTGGCTAATGTATGGACAGGTATTACGTCTGCCGCCGAGCAAAAGGAAAAGGAAGCCGTAGCAGCAGCAGCGAAGGCTGAAGCAGACCGTAAGGCCGCAGAGGAATCGGCGAGGCAGGCTGAAGCAGCAAGAGAATCCGCAAAAGCTGCACAAGACGCGACAGAACTTGAAAAGCGTTCCAATGTAGAGTTTTACGAAACAAAGGTTATGCCGGGACTTCTAGGGTTTGAGGAAGAGAAGAAAAATCTGGAGACGGCAAGGATTAACGCAGAGTCGAGAGCAACATTCTATGAGACTCAGATAAAGGGATTGAAGGATGCTGGATTCCTTCCTGCTGATGCTCCTGCTTTTGTAGTACCGAACGCTCTACCAGCAAACAACGCAGGAAGCCGTGACGGGCAAGGAAGATTTGTGGCAGGTACAAACGGAAGTCCAGTTTTCGACCCTAATACAGTGGTCAGCAAAGTTGGGGACGCGTACAACACAATTAACGACATTATGTACGAACATCAAGTTCTTTTCGGTAAGCCCCTTCCTATCGCCCCAAGCCAATTGATTGCACAAGCAGACGCGTTGAAGTTGAGTCCTGCCGCTTATGCGGAACGGACGTTTAACTTTACGGCGAAGAAGCAGGAGATGGCGGAAGCGGCGAAGAGAGAGCATGACGAACAGATTCGTGCAGCAGAACGCACCGAACAGGAAACCAAGTGGAAGGCAGAACTAGATAAGGTTCGTTCTGAAGCTGAAGCAAGTCGTAAGAAGTTGGCAGAAGGAATGACCGGAAACAACCCTGAAGTTAGGGTAGCCGTATCTTCCAAGATGCCAGAGATTGCCCGTGCAGTCAAGGCGGGAGATCGTCCCGATCCGTTGAAGATGACGGATTCCGCACGCAGACAAGCAACGAGAACAGCAATCCATAACGATCTTGCAGAACGGGAACAAGCAGTAGCGTAAAACCTAAGTTGCTAGTATAACATGACTTAGGAGGAAACAAATGATGGAACGCGACTACAAAATCGTCAAGAAAGACCGTGAGGGGTTGGATGCTGTAAGGCGTCCAACCGCTATCGAAGTTGCTTGGGCGGCTGGTATATACGAAGGCGAAGGAAGCTGCGTAACAACAAGAAATACCAAAACTAGTACCTCTTTTGCGGTCTGTGTTCCACAAAAAGACCCAGAGTTGCTTTATCGATTGCGGGATTTGTTCGGCGGAAGAATAAGCCTCTACAACAGAACTTTTAACGGAAATATTTGCCCAATTCATCATTGGAAAATTTGCGGGGATAGAGCAAGATCTTTTATTGCGTTGATCTATCCATTTTTAACTGCACGCAGGAAATTACAAGTAGAAACTACTCCAGCAGGAGAGTTTCTTTTGTTGGTTGATGATTTAATAGGGTTTGATGTAAATCTTGGTCCATCGCAGGTGTATGAGAGCTTATGGAATAGGATTTACGAATACGACGCACAGCAACGACAAAAGGCTTTAGAGCACAAGCGCCAAAGAGAAAAAGAATGGCGTTCAACCAAAGGGCAAGAGCCAGAATTTAAGGACCACAAACGTCTTGTCCGTCAACAACGCAGGAAAAATCAAAAGGAGCAGTCACAGGCCGAAGCTAATAAGTTAGTAGCTATTGCCTAACTGAAAGGATAATAACATGCCATTTACACCACAAGACCCGACCTACGGAGAAATCGATAGTTCAAACCTAGAGTCCGTAAGACGTGAAACGGTATTTAATAACTTCTTCGTTGGGACCCCATTTCTTGAGAAGTTACGTGTTGCTGGTGTAGCTGACCCCTATCTTGGCGGCGCTGGCATGACTGAGGGCGTTCTTTACGGGCGTCCGCAGGGTTCCGCTGTAAGGCCCGGTCAGGACATTACAGTAACTCGCCAGCAGATCGATACCAAGCTGAAGTTCTGGCCGAAGGGCTACGCTGCATGGTTCCCGATGGACGACTGGGAAATGGACGATGGCTCTGGTCAGGGTGGAGTGATAAACTCTGGTCCATCCAAAATCTGCGACATCTACACCCTATATTTAGAGGGGCTTACGATGCAGATCAATACCATGCTGGAGATGGACTCTTTCAGGCATGGTCAGGCATCGTCCAGCACGATTGGTGACAACCGTATTCTGTCATCGAATGGTTTGGATGAAGCCCTGAATAACGGTATTGACACTTCCCTGTATGGCAACCGCTATACCAGCTACGGAGCGCTGCAAAGGAACGGCAATATCGGCGTTGCCTTGAACGTCACGCCTCTGTATCTAGGACAGCAGGTAACGGGTGGAACGACCGCTGCTCCTGTAACCAGCAACCCTGGACAGATTGATTTTGGTGCGTTGATGAACCTTTGGACCCGTTGCAAGGAAACGGGTGGTCAGCCTACGCTAGGAATCACGGGCGCTTTTGGATTTGCCGCAATTGCTACCGCTTTGGACACGTATCGCAGAGATGTATCGAATATCAAGCATGATATTCGTTGGGATGCGCTTTCGTTCAACGGAGTTGATATTTTTGCCGATCCTCTGGCCCCATCCGCACAGGCGCAGAACTTCATTGCTCTTGGTCAGAATGCTGGTGCGGCAGGCAACACGAACTTGGTTGACGGCGTTGGATCGAACACAACCACGATTCAGTACCAGACTCCTCAGTTCACGAATGCACAGGGTGGTTCGATTAACTTCTCTCCTACCAACTCTGGTTTGCCATCGAATGCTTTGATTCAGCCATCTGAAGCCCTCTATTTCTTGGAGCCTGATAGCTTCAAGCTGCGGACCACGGACAAGCCTGGATGGAACTTCGGTATTCGCAGGACTCAGTTGCCTTACAATGTTAGCATCGACGCTATCTTTATGCGTTTGGCTACTAACTTGTACAACTGCCAGCCACGGCACTCTAACTATGCGTTTGGTTTTAGCGCCTAAGCGGAGTATTAAGTCAACGATTTTGTAGCAGTTGAAGTTAAGGAGAATCTACAATGCCTTTTGTAAATGCACTACCAACATGGCTTGCGTTGAACAATGCCAACTTTACGTCTCCTACCGGGATGACTGACGCCGCAACAGGCCAGCCAGAGTACGGTGGTGGTCTGAATGTAGGCGACTACAGCGACTACACAAGCGATCAGGCTAAGACTGCATCCTATACGACTAACGGAATTCTGTATTCAGGCCGTTATCGTTTTGTGCAGGTTGACTCTGGCGCTACAGCAGCGAACGTGAAGGTGGGAACTGTCGGTTATATGAGGGCAGGATCAACCGTTAAGACGGTTGTGGTTCTCACACAGGGATCGGGACAGACACCCGGAACCTACCTGATAGGATCGACGGGTGGCGGTGGGACAGGGGCCGTAGTTCAGGTTGTTGTATCCAGCGCTACTGCCATCACAGCCACAGTTGTAAGCGGTGGTTATGGATATACCTCGCTTCCGACATTCACTCTTGCAACAGGTGGAACACCTGGAACGGTTGCTGCTCAGTTGGACTCGACTCCAAACGTGGTAACCAGTTTTGATGTAGGTGTGACAGCAAACGCCGTCGTTCGTCCAGTAGTTTTCCTGAACTCCATCACCCCAGGAAACTATGGTTTTATTCAAGAAAATGGAATTGCAACAGTCCTTGCAAATGCTGCTCTAACTTCGGCTACCGCTGGCGCATGGGTAAACGCAAAAACTAACGGAGCGGGAACCGTAGACACCACCGCAGCTAGTGGAGCTAGTGGTTCTCCTATCGGAAGCACAATTGGACAGGCCATTGATATGCCTTATGTATCAGTCTTGTTCAAGTGCTTGCTTGATAATCCAATAGTCCAAGACTAAGGGTTAGAAAAAGGGGCGGTTTAACAGCCGCCCCGAACGCTCTTGTAATAAGGAGAACCGATGCAACCTACACTGTTGAAGGGCTACCCGGACTTGATTGGAAGACGGCAGGCGTGGACTGAATATGTAAACGGTCCTGCGTCCTATGTTGCCGGGGGTGATCCTGTAATCCTTCCTTTGTATGGGATTCACATTGACGATGTTTTTGGTCCTGTCTACAGTATGAGCGGAAACTATTTAGCTACACCTATTCCTTCGGGAGTTGGTCCAAGGAATACGTGGAAATTAAAGTGGGCAGCATCATCCACTTCTTCTTCGGGTGGTTCGTCTGCTGTTACGGCTAAACTTGGTAGTGCCGCGAGCTACGCGCTGTTAGCGTACTCAGGAATTACGAATACAGGAGCTACGTTAATTACGGGTGGTAACGCTGGTTCATATCCTACCGCTACCATTACGGGATTAACGGCAACAAACTTCTCAGCCCCTGCGGCCATTGATAATGCGGATGCGCAAGCAGCCCAGACAGCATTAGCGGCGGCAATTACGTACTATCAAGGACTGACTCCTACCCTATCTGGTCTATCGAATTTGAGTACGGGTGGAAATGGCAGCACAGCGGCGACGTACACTCCTGGAAATTACTTTTCAGTAGCCGCTTCTAGTTTGACGATGCCAACGGGTATTATTCTAGACGCGCAGGGCAATCCGAATGCACAGTTTGTATTCGTTGCAGGCTCGACCATTAACTTAGCGAGTGGACAAACAGTATCATTAGTTAATGGAGCTACGGCAGCTAACGTAGTGTTTGTAGCTGGAAGTTCCTTTACTAGCGTTGCTACTTCAACAATGAATGGTAACATCCTAGCAGTAGCAAGTGTCACCTTGGGTGGAGGAATACAGAATGGTCGTGCGCTAGCAAATACTGGAGCGGTAACTATTGCGGCGGCAACTACTGTGACTGTCGTATCCTCGATTAACACATCTACAGGAGAGGTACCAGCAGGAACCAATTTATCCGCTGAAGTAATGCAAATTAGCGGATATTGTGGAGATTACTAACGAGTTTTTGATTTGTGATTCAATCAAGTTTTGGTGGTTAAGAAATAAGGAGAGACAATGCTTTTAACGCTGCTTCATGGTTATCCAGATTTAATCGGACGCAAATTTGCATGGGTAGGATACGGAAACGGTCCTACGTCCTATGTAACTACTGGCGATCCCGTGTCTCTTCCTCTTCCGTATACGTATATTGACGCGATCTTTGGGGGAACTATTACAGTAAGTGGTACGTACTATGTAACTCCTTCGATTTCACAAATAGTGACTCGCCCAGCGTGGAAACTGATATGGAACTACGCTACGGCTGGCAGTGTGGCGAGTGTCGCACAGAACGTAGCTGGTACTGGCATGACAGCAGGAACGTATACCGTAACAGCGACTACGGGAACGGCACAGATTACTGTTGTTGTGGCAACTGCTACTACATTAGGCGCAATTACGGTTATCAATCCGGGTTCTGGATATACAACAGCGCCAACATTTACGCTGACCGGAACAGGCGGAACTCCAGCTACACTGACGGCTACGCTTTCTACGATCAATGGCGCTGTACCGGCAGGAGCTAACTTGTCGGCAGAGAGTATTCAAATCGCAGGGTATGGTGTTCAGAGCTAAACGAGTTTTCACGAAGTCTTCTCCCCGGAGACACAAAGGCGGTTTAAGTGGAGTGATCTGCTAAGCCGCCTTTAATTTAGGAGAGATAATGGCAACGAAGAAGCAAAAATCGAACTGGATGGAAGACGGAGACGATGCACACTTCTCCGATAATCCTGCCGTTGACAAGAAGACGCGAAAGAAGTGGCGGGCGGAAGAAAAGAATCTCGTAGTCTCATCGGTTAAGGGCCATCCTTCGGCAAAGGCAAAGAAAAAGGGTTCTGTAAAGAAGTATGCGGTGAAAAAATAAGGAGAAACATCATGCAGCCAAAATCTACTGGACTTCACAAGGCTTTAAAAGCGAAGCACAACATCCACAAGCATTCCTCAGCCAAGAAGGAAATTGTGTTGAACAAGACGACGACACATAACCTAAAGGCGGGATTGAAGCACAAGACCAAGAAATCTAATGTGGGCAAAAAGGTTGCGGTCAAGAAGTAGGAGAGAATCGATGTCAAAGAAAACGAGCAAATTAAGCGTTAAGACAATCGCGCCATCTGCGAAGCCAGTAGGAATTTTGCACAAGCAGAGCAAGCGCAAGGGACGCAGCGTAAAGGCAATGGCCAAAAAGTCCTGCTGACGATAGCGGGACTTCTGGTTACGCGGTAGCGGTAGGAACAGGAGCAGAAATTATGAGCTTGGGGACAATGATTCAGTCACTTCTCGGAACGATACCAGGGAGTAACTACGGTCTTGTCAAAACAAGTATAAACGATGCCTTCAGAAAAATACAAGATGAAAATATGTGGTCTTTCCAACTAAAGACTGGAGGTTGGTTAACTCCAAGTTTGTTAGGTGGCCCCAACACTTCATTTCTAAGCCCCGGAACAATCACAGTAGTACCATTTACAACCACAATCACTGGCGATGCGGTTGCAACGGCTGCATGGACGACTAACGTCCCTTACCCTCCATTGTTGACTCAGCAGCAAATCAGAGTACCATATTTTGATATATACAACATCATTGCGTTAGGAAATAACGGAACTGTGGCTTCCGCTACAGTCTCTACCGCAGGCGCTTCACAAACTCCCGGCGTCTATACTGTCCCCATTCTCGATTCCGCGACGGGCGCTGGTGGAACTGTTTCTATTACTGTAGATGCTAACGGAACAGTGACAAAAACCCCGGTATTGTTGAATGCAGGAAGCAACTACACGACTCCGTACATTACGTTCTCAGCGGGTGGAAATCCTGCCACGTTCTCGGTTACTTTAATTGCGACGCTGACGATTGATAGACCTTGGACCGCCCCCCCAGCACAGTCTTCAAACTACATGATTTACCAGAGCCTGTATCCCGCTCCCGCTGGTTTTAAGAAGTGGTTTTATATAAGCGATGTGCAGAATAACTGCGGAATGGATTGGTGGACTAAGACAGAATCGGACTTGGCGAATGATGATCCTGAAAGAACGATCTTTGACCAACCTTACTACGTATGTGCTTGGGGTCCAGACAATAGGCCGGGAAGCGCAACTGCAGGTCAAATGATGTACGAACTCTGGCCCTCGCCAATTTCTGTTTTGACCTACTCGTTTGGTTGCTTGTGTAATTATCCTCCACTGGTTAATAACACAGACACAATTCCTTATCCATTAAACGATGAAATCGTTAAGTGGAGAGCAAGGGAAATACTTTGCCAATGGAAAGAAGGAATGAAGGGTGATAATTTGGAGCGCGGTTCAGGCGCTAACTGGCAGTTCTTAAGTAAGGCAGCACACGAGGAATACAAGGAATTATTGAAACAGGCAAGGATTATGGATAGCAACCTTGTCAGTTTGTATTTCACCAAGTCTCGTCAGTTACCGCCGTTTGGAGGAGAACCTTTCTCAAGTCCTAACGGAAACACAAATATAGGTTTGTTTTAAGTAGCAGTAGGAATTGAAGGAGGCAGAGTATGCCATCGTATACGACCCCTGGACAGGCAAAACTGCTTAGGGACAACACGCAAGGGATTCTATGGGCAGGAGAGAGTGTTCCTGCGTCAACATTGAGTATTGGCTTCCTTCTTGAGCGTATTAACCGTTCGTTCTATCCGTGGGGATTGTCGTTTGAGGTATCGTTCTCAGGCGCACCGGGAACGTTCGAGATAGACTTGATGGCCGCTAACACAGATACGGCAGGTAGTTATATACAGATAGGAACTATCACAACGGTAAACAGTTCTAACGTAGGACGTTGGGATATGCCAAGCAACATATGGCCTAAGTATGTTGCTGGATATATCAAGACGTTGACAAACGCAGTAAACACTACGCTCATTGTAACGAAGTAGGGAGGAATGCCTTGAAAAAGACAATCATTATTTTGATGCTTCTATTTTCGGTTAAGACGTTCGCTCAGACGGCGGCATTGCCGGTGTATGCTTGTGTCCAGAACGGAACACAAGCCGTCACCAGCGGTCTGAAGTCAAGCAACTACCAACTTGGCGTAGTTCCCTATTGCTCTGTGAGCGTCTACTTGACAGGCACGACCACTATCGCCACTACGACTCCACAGAGTCCGTTTAGGGCGAATAAGGATGGCTCTATTCCCCCGATTTATGCGGCTGTAAACCAGGGATACGATGTGGTGTTGAGCGGAGGAATTTCGCCTAATACTTATACATCTCCGGTACCGCTGACTGATTTATATCCGGGATTCAGCTTTAGTGGCATCTCCAGACTCATCGCGGGAACGAATATAACGCTTTCCCCACCAGGAGGGACCGGAAACGTCACGATAAGCGCGCGTGGAGTCGTTTTAATGCAGCAGGTGGTTCCTCCAGTTTCCGGGCAGTACGTGATCGTCTATCCGACGACTTACACAGGTAATTGGGCCGGTCAAAGCGCAGTAGGTGGCAGTTGGATTGATCCTCCGACATGTGTTGGAACTAGCATAGGAACGGAATCATGGGGAAATCCAGTTCTTCCGAGTTATGTTCTACCTTCGAACGTAACTGCTGTGTATGCGTTTGCATTAACGCGTGAATACGTAAACCCTTCAGATGGAGGCTGTCTTGGGCAACCTTTCACCCCTGCGCCCGCGTCTTTTTCAGTGGGCGCTAGTGGAACATCTTCTGTTTTGACACCTACCTCTACTCCAATATGGGCACCAGTTCAGAATGCGGTTCTATTACCCAGTGTAACTGGAGAAAACTTTGCTTCACAAACTTTCAGTGCAAGTTATGGGGCGTCTAGCCCTATTCGTACGGGATCTAGTGGCGTCGTATCTTTGGGATGGATTGTTTATTACACGGGTTCCGCGCCCCCGGCGGACACTGACATCCAAGTTGAACTGCCTCTTTACTATAATTCTGTGGACAATTCTCTAAGTATAAGTCCGCTATCTGAGTTTCCTGGATCGGCTTTGGTCCCTACCACGGTTGCAAATCTTCCGTGGGCTGCGGCCTCAAACGGATGGGTTGTGCCGGTTACGGATGCCTTAACCTCGACATCGTGCGCCATAGGTGGAGGATTCAACTACGTTCAGTGCAAGAGCGACGGCTCTAACTGGTACCCGCTGCCTAGCTCCCCTGTAGCTTTCGCCCTTACCACGACTGGCACGAGCGGCGTGGCAACATATCAATCTGGAACTCTAAATATCCCGCAGTATACCAGCTCAACGGTTGCCACATTTGCAACCGGAACGTCCCCTATGGGAATCACAGTGGATAGCTCAGGAAATATATGGGTCGCCAACAATGCAAGTAGTACCGTCAGAGAATTTACAGGTGGTGGAGCATTTATTCGAGATGTGAGTGTTGAGGAGCCGAACAGTCTGGCTCCCGATTCATCCGGTAATGTGTGGGTGGTCAATAGCAGCTATTCCAACTCTGTTAGTAAAATATCAAGCACAGGCTCCGTTTCCAGTACGTATGGGACGGGAGATAGCACGTCCGGTATAGCGCTCGACTCTTCGGGAAACATCTTTGTTGCAAATTTCTATGCACAGACGATTATCAAAAGATCGCCCGCCTGGGCTGACCTTGGAGATTTTTCTATTCCGTGCCAAAATGAAGCGGTGGCTATTGATGCAACCGGAAACGCATGGACACGTTGCCGCAACGGTGTCACTGCATACGAGGTGACTACATCCGGTACCGTCCTCGGACCATTTGCCATAGGGACAAATGCAAACAATGATGCCGGTATCGCTGCCGACTCTTCGGGCAATGTCTGGTTTACAAACAGCGGAGGAGCAAGCGTCACCAAACTGTCCAGTTCAGGAGCACTAGTAGGGACATACCCGGTTGGGGGAGGACCAATTGGTATAGCTATCGATTCATCGACAGGCAATGTGTTCGTCGCAAACCAAAACGACAATACCGTTACTGAACTATCGTCATCTGGGATTCACCTAAACACTTTCTCGGTCGGTGCAGGACCGTACGGAGTAGCTATCGACCCATCTCATAACATATGGGTCACGAATTATACGGGCAACACGGTTTCAGTAATCAGTTTGCAGCCTCCATTAACATGGCCTTTTCAGGCAGGTATTCCTGTTTACAGCGGTAGCGGATCATGGTTGTCATCGCTGGCCCCCGTCAATGGTGCCTGCGTGGTAGGAGCGGGCGGCGCTTGGACTGCTGGCTCTTGCGCTGGCAGTGATTCCTCCCCTCTCACGACTAAGGGCGATCTGTACGGATACAGCACGACGAATGCGCGTATCCCTGTTGGAACAGACGGAGACGTGTTGACAGCGGACTCGACCCAGGCGCTAGGGCTGAAATGGGCGGCGGGTGGCGGCGGCTCCGGCACGGTGAACAGTGGGACGGCGGGTCAGGCTACTTACTATGGTGCGACGGGTAGCACTGTTAGCGGAACGAACTCTTTACCCCCATCTGTTGCCACGGCAAACTCTTTCAGTATCCAAGCCGCGCCATA